TAACACTATTGTACCTTGAAAAAAAGAAAAAAAAGCCGTAAACAGCTTATAATAGCTTTAGATAGGGTATTTTCTAAATACATTCGTACTAAAAATTTAAGGGACAATTTAGTTGAGTGTGTTACTTGTAAAAGAAGATACCCACTAAAGTCTATTCAAGCAGGACACTTTATGTCCAGAAGACATTATGCTACCAGATGGGATGAGGAAAATGTTTACCCTCAATGTTATGGGTGTAATGTTATGCAACAAGGTCAACAGTATTTGTTCTCAAAGTATATAGATGAACAATTTGGAGAAGGATATTCAGATGTTCTACTTTTTAAATCAAGAGAAACTGTAAAGTTTTCTGACTTTGAATTAGAAGAAATGATAGAGGACTATAAAAACAAGCTAAAAGATTTGGAAAAGTCCCTTAATTGATTATATTTGTTGTGCTGACAGGAAAGACTTTGTAGTAGTAGTTTTTTCATAGTAATTTGAATTAGTTTAGTGTTAAGGAAAGGGGAAGTTTAAACGCTTCCTCTTTTTTTTTGATTATTTTTTTTGAAATTTTTTGTTGATAATTCGGAAAGGTTTTGTATCTTTGGGTATGTTTAACACTAAAGCACAAATTATGACAACAATTAAAATGACTCCTGAACGAATCCACATTCAAAATACCACATTCCAAAAAGAATATGGTGAAGTCGTAAAATACGATGCTAAATATATCGAAGTGAGATTATTTTATCGTTCTGGATATAAATTTTTAGAAGACACATCATTTACAAGAAAATTTAGCAGAAAAACAGGTAAGGCTTTTGGAGCGGATTTAAAAATTTTACCATAAAAAAAACAAAACTAACAGGGGCAGCAATGCCCCTTTTTAAACTACTATTATGGAAAAACGATTTACTTACCTACTTGGATTATCCAAGCACACCGAAAACTATTTAATGCATAATGAACTTAAGGAACTAAAAAAAGACATCCTTAAATTTCCTATGCTTCGAGTGGAGGCAATGGAAAGACGCATTAAAGAACTGGAAAAAGACAATGAATTATTAACCGCTAAACTACAAGCTTTAAAAAACTATTATGGACAAGACTAAACTACGAGAACTTTATCAGAAGTACGATTTACAACCTGCTGACTTTTTTAAGCATCAGCACTACACAATCATTACACGACAAGGTATTGAAAAGATTATTGCAGCAGAGCAATTTGATATTCGATATGAGGTAATAAGATGTGAACCAGACTACGCAGTATTTAAAGCCACTATTACAAAAGATGGTGCTTATTTAGAAACATTTGGTTCTGCTAAATATGGGGACTTTAAAAACGGAACAACTAATAGTTGGTATGTGGCAGAGATGGCAGAAAAAAGAGCGATGTCAAGAGCAGCTTTAAAGATGTCTGGCTTTTATCAATTAGGAGTCTTTGGAGAAGATGAATCTGAAAGCTTTAAGAAAAATGGATAAGTATACTGTTAAGAAGTTATTTAGAGGACACTATCAAGTTTTAGACGATAGAGGCGAGTCCTTGTTTAAAGGTAGCATATCTGATTGTTATGCTTGGTTAAGAATAATAGACATTAATATTTTAGAAGAGTAAAATGGAGTATAGCGAATGTTGCGGTGCAAGTAGATGGTTTGATGAATCAGACATCTGTTCTCAATGTAAAGAACACACCGATTTTTATACAGAAGAATAATTTTAAGAGTAATTAATTAAATATTTAAAAATGAGTGCAATTGTAAATTTCAGTTTAGACCTTACTAAACTACCAAAAGACAAAATGATCAAAGGAAAGAAAGGAACTTACATTAACCTTTCTTTAAACCTAAACGACCAAACAAATCAATTTGGAAGTAATGCTTCTGTTGTGGTTTCTCAATCAAAAGAAGAAAGAGAAGCTAAAGAAGAACGAGTATATGTAGGAAACGGAAAGGTAATATGGACAGATGGAACTATTAAGACTGCCACTAATGACAATGCACCTGCTCTGACAAGTGCGGCACAAAGTCCTGATAGAGATGAGGACTTACCATTCTAATTAGAGAGGGGCTATACGGCCCCTTTTTTTTTGATTATTTTTTTTATATTTACCACTAAACTACACACTATGCTAATTGATTATTCAAAAGAACTACAACACCTTAACAAAATAAGAATAGGTGAAATTAAAGAAGGATTAAAGTTAGGAATACCAGAGATAGATGAATTTTTTAGATTTAAAAGCGGTAATTTCAATGTAATACTTGGACAGGCTAATGTTGGTAAAACTTCTATGGCTTTGTTTTTAATGCTTTTATACTCTTTAAGACACAATATTAAATGGGTAGTTTTTTCAAGCGAGAACGAACCTTATTCTATTATTAGAAAACTAATGGAATATCTACTTGCAGAACCTATCAATAAAATGTCTGAAGAAACTTATAAGTATGGTACTCAAGTAATTGGTAATTATTTTAAATTTATTAGTCCTGAAAAACTTTACACTTATAAGGATTTGATTAGGTTGGCAGAGAGTTATAAAGCAGCTTGGGACTATCAGGGTATGTTAATTGACCCTTATAATAGTTTGATTAAAGACGCAGAAATGTCAAAGACAATAGATGGACATAGTTACGATTACCAAGCTATGACAGAGTTAAGACAATTCTGTAAGCGAAACGATATAAGCTTGTGGTTAAATGTTCACGCAGTAACAAGTGCTATAAGAATGAAGCATCCAATAGGACACGAATATGCAGGATATGGAATGCCACCAAGTGCAGGAGATGTAGAAGGAGGGGCGAAGTTTATCAATAGAGCAGATGACTTCTTAACTTTTCACAGGTACACCCAGCACAGAAGCGACTGGAACGTAACGCATATGCACATAAGAAAAACAAAAGAAACAGAAAGCGGAGGTAGACCTACACCTTTAGATAATCCAATCAGATTAAAGTCTGTTTTAAATAATGTAGGCTTTGAGATAGATGGAGAAAACATCTTAAAGAAAATAGTATATAACAAACAAGAACAAAAATTTGCACAAGCTAACTTAAGAAAAGCATAAATGGACTGGGAATTAAGATTTATATTTAGTTTACCACACCAGAGGGTGTGTTTAGGATGGGAGGTTCTGTACCCCACAGAGGAATTTCCTTATCAGACTTTAAAACTGTATCTTTTATTATTAACGATTGAACTTGACCTATAATGCTTCAAATCTTATCACGACATCACGACTTATGGATAGCGTATGTTATTAGTTTTACGGTAAACCCTGACACAGCGAAAGACATTGTGCAGGAATTTTATCTTAAAATGGCAGATTATGACAAGGATATTATGATAGGCGAAAAGATTAATTTCTATTTCGTCTATTTGGTTTTAAGGAATATGGTCTTTGATTTAAAGAAGAAAGAAAAACGTTTTTATTTTACAGAAGAATTACCTTCCATAGAAGACGAACAATACATAGAACAAGACGATTCTAAAAGTCTTCATATAACAAACTGGTTAAACGACCATAATCTTGAGGAATTAAATTTAGATAACATAGAAAACCTTAAAAGCATATATAACGCTTGTGTATTTAACGAAGTCTTTATGGAGGGTAAGAGCATAGCGGAACTATCCAGAGAAACCACTATAAGCTATTATTCGCTTTACAACACCGTCAAGATAATCAAGAACGAAATAAAACATAATTATCAGCAATGCAACAAAGAGAACTTGTAAAGCTTTTTGAGTATCGTGATTTATTGCTAAAATATTTGTATAAATATGGAATCGGTTATGATGACGCTCAAGATATTATTCAGGAGTTCTTGATTAAAATGATTGATTATAATGGTAAAATTTGTATAGAGAAAAAACCTAACTATTTATTTCTTTATATATGTATGAGAAATTCTGCATTAGATTTTAAAAAGAAAAGGTCTTTAATGTTTGGTAAGATTTTGCCTTATGATATGGTAAAGAATAGTAAAACATTTGCTGAAAGATTAGAAAGCATTCTACGCACCAATGAAAGTATTTTAAAATACAATAATGATGAGATAGAGGAGTATGATAATAAGCTTAAATTTCTGTGTACATTTTTAGATTCACCAGATGGTTTAATTTTAGATGATTTTTATTTAAATAAAAAAAGTAAAAAATCCTATGACAAAAGTTATTACAAAAAATACAGGACTGCTAAAAAAATACAAGAACAAATAAAACATAATTATGAAACTTGGAACAACTTTAGAGAAGATATTTAAGCTTATAGGGATAGCTTGGATAGTTAAAAAACTATGGGGTAAGGACTGCGGATGTGAAGAACGCAAACAAAAGTTAGATAATATTAAAGTATTTCGAAAATGAAACAAGAGAACTATGACTATTGGTCAGAATTTAGAGCAGTAAAAAGCAACCAATTAAGTAAAGCCGACAGAGAGCTTATCGTAAAGATATTCGCAGAGGAACTGAATCAAAGAATCACAGTAGATTGCGGATGTAGTGGTAAGGTATGGCAAGAACGAATCAATAAAATAAACGAACTTTATGACAAAGGATGATACAGATAAATACGAAAAAACTATTTGCTTATGGTTAAATGGATTTTTAGATTTTAAATTAGACTGGGCAGGTGAAGAAAACACCTTTTACGACTTGATAGGATTAACACCAAAAGGTAATAAATGTGTTATAGAGATTAAGGTAAGAAAGAAATACTACAAAGATAAGATGCTTGAAAAGTACAAATATGACAAGCTAATGTCTTTACCTGAAGATGTAGTTAAGCTATATTATGTAAACGACCCTAAAGGTTCTTATATCTATTGGCTTAATGATATTAAGATTCCCAAGCTGGAAACTATAAAATGCCCCACTACTACTATGTGGTCCAAAGAACGCAAGGAGAAAGAAGTTTATTTACTTCCTGAACGCTTGGCTTCTATTGTTGAGTTTGCCACATTACATAAACCTGAAGATTTTAAATATTAAAAAAAATAATTAACTTTTTTGTTAATTAGAAATTAATGTTTATCTTTGGGTATGTTTAACACTAAACTAAAACTATGAAACGACTTGCAAAATTATTTATGAAGATTCAATGGACATTCTTTGCTTTGTCCTTTGCTTACCTAACTTTTCAATTACTAACTATTTTAAGTGAAGTATTATGAAAGTACAAGGAACTTACCAATACGAAGAAGGGCTTATATTTGATTATGTAGCTTATGTAGACAAAGGCGATAAAGGGGACTACTATACACCACCTTCACCTGATTATATTGAAATAGATTTTATAGGATTCTTACCTGATACTAATTTAGGTGAATGCTTAAGAGATGAAGTCTTTGAAGCTATTAGAGAACAGATACAAGAAGACCTATGAATACCTTACATTCATATATCTTTTTAAATTCTTCTAAATACGCTTTAGATGTTCTGGACAAGTGGCACAAAAAAAAACCAGACAATGTGGAACTTCAGAACCTAATTAAATCTATTGGGTATATTATAGAACACACAAATATGATTGAGATGGAAAGACAACTTTATCAAGACCATTTCAATTTATTAAGCGAAGAACATTTAAAACTTAAAAACGAACTTAACGAGATTTGGGATGCGAAAAAATAGAATCACACAACAACAAAGAATAGCCAATATAGAGAAATCACTTTATGTACTGGCTTTAAGATTAGAACAACTCACTAAACAAATTCAAAATGACTCACAAAGTACTACCGACAAAGATACACACGATAACCAACAAGAAGGGGGTAGTTAAGGTTTACACCGAAAAAGAATACCAGCACCTTACTTGGTGGCAATTAGTCAAACACGAACACAACATTAAAACGATATGATTATTTTATTCGACATAGATAGTCTTTTATATTCGTCTTGTTATAATGTAGAAACCGCAGAGGATGCTATGTTTAAGTTTGACGAGTTCTTTCAAAAGACTGTAAACGATTTGGAGGACTTTTACGAAATAGAAGAAGTCATTCCTTTTGGACTTTCTAAAAACAACTTTAGAAAATACATCACAAAGACCTACAAAGCAAATAGAACAAGCGAAAAACCACAGTACTTTATTGAGTTGTGTAAATATGTAGAAGCTTATTATCAGCCAGAGATAGCCAATGGAATGGAAACAGACGATTTAGTGGCTATATTCCAACAAAAGATAGGACACGAGAATTGTGTTATAGTTTCAATCGACAAAGACTACAATCAGTTTGAAGGTAAAATCTACAACTACAACAAAAAGCAATTTATTACCCTGTCAAAAGAAGATGCGCTTTATAACTTCTACGAGCAAATGATAGTAGGAGATACCGCAGATAATGTAAACTACTGCAAAGGATATGGTAAAGCATACGCTAAAAAGCTATTTGAAGGCGTTTCTACGGACTTTGGCTACAAGAAGAAGGTTTTGGGTTTATTTAAAGAAATCTATCGCTCAAAGGGCAGAGAACGCTTTATACAATGTTATCACTTACTTAAATTAGGATATAGATAATGGAAAAGATATGTACATCTTGCGGAGTTTCTAAATCCTTTGATGGTTTTTATAAAGAAAAGCTTGGTTTATATGGTTTAAAATCTATTTGTAAGGATTGCCACAAAGCCAAAAGAAATAAGGATAAAGAAAAAGTCTATAATAAAAACTGGTACGACAGAAACAGGGAAGAAATACTTGAGAAGAAAAAAGAATACAGACAAGAAAACAAAGAAAGAATAAGTCAGTATAATTTAGAATACAAATCAAGACCAGAAAACGCAGAACGCAGAAGGGAGTACGACAGAGAATATATAAAGGAAAGAAGAAAAGATTCTCTTTTTAGACTTAAAAGCAATATAAGAACTTCTACAAGCAGAGCATTTAGTAGATTCGGTTATTCAAAAAACAGTAAAACAAAACAACTTCTTGGTGCTGATTATTTATTTGTAAAAAAGTATCTAGAATCACAATTTAAAAAAGGAATGACTTGGGAAAATTATGGACAATGGCATATAGACCATATTAAACCACTATCTTGCGCCAAAACAAAACAAGAACTAATTGATTTAAGTCATTACACTAACTTACAACCATTGTGGGCAAGTGAGAATCAAAGAAAATATAATAAGATTCAATCCAAACAATTAAGAATTATTTAATGGACACACATAAGAAAATAGCAGAAATTAAAGAAGATATAAAACAAAGAAGCGAAAGCTATTCAGATGAAATAGTAGGAAGGGTAATAGACTTATTTAAGGAACGCTCAATAAAAGGAATACTTAAATACAACACAACTTTAAACGATAGCGAAGAAGGCTTACTGGCTTTTATAAAACACACGCAAGAAGAACATATGGATTCTATCTTGTATTTAGAAAAAATGAAACAAATAATAAATGGATGAGTACGAATTTTGGGAACACGACTACAACTGGGACAACCC